CACCGTCATCCTCGCCACCCCGAAATCGGACATTCAGCAGAGCATTGGGCGTGTCATGCGAGAGACGAAGGGCAAGAAGAACAACCCCCACATCTACGACATCAGCGACCAGTGGAGCATGTTGACGGCGATGTGGTACAAACGTTTGAAGGTGTACAAGGCGGGGGGATTTAAAATTCACGGGAGTGGTGGTGAGCGTGAAATAGCTTCAGAATTGCCTCAGGGAAAATGTTTATTTATAGTATAACGATGTCTGGGGCATTGATTTCTCTTGTGAGTAAGGGTGCACAGGACGTGTACATTTCCAACGATGGAAGTGATGTGTCGCATTTTAGAATGAAGTACACGAGACACACAAACTTCTCGCAAGCGCCGAAACACATCGCCACCCTCGACAAACACACGTGGAATTTCAAAATTCCTTCTGACGGGGACATCATCAACGGCCTCTGGGTCGAAGGACACGTCGCGGCGAACGTGTTCTTCGAGTCGACGATAGACCTCTACGTGGGTGGCCAAAAAGTGGATTCGCAACCTTTTGAATACCTCTCGGACGTGTGGAACACCTATTTGCCCGACACGTACACGAAGAGCACGCACATTAATAACAAAATTTCAGACACCGACACAAACTTTCTTCCTTTCCATTTCTTCTTTTGCGACCACGGCGCCTTCCTCCCACTCTGTGCCCTCGCGTATCACGAGGTCGAAGTGAAAGTGAACTTTAAGGCGGAGAATTTCACCGCTTACTCACGCACCTTGGCGCAACGCGCCATGAAAGTGTACGCGAACTTCGTGTACCTAGACACGAACGAGAGGGAATCCATGATTAATCGTCCCATGGACCTCCTCATCACGCAAGTGCAACACTTCAATAGTCCACTGAACACCGTGGACGACAACCAGACCGAGGAGGGTGGGTACAACAGCGTGGACCTATCGGTGTTGAATCACCCAGTGAAATCCCTCTTCTTTGGCTTTCAGGCGCTCACATCCGATGAACAGACCGACCGGTTCACGTTCCTGAACGCGGACATTCAGCTCAATGGTCAACCCCTGCTCGAAAAAATGACACCCACCTATTTCCACACCGTGCAAAACTACATGAAATCCAAGTACGGCGTCTCGAGTTTCCAGAATGAAAATTCGAACCCGTACTACACCAGGTTTTTCGTGTATCACTTTGGACTCAACGCCTCCGAATACTTCCCCAATGGCACGACGAATTTTTCCAGACTGGACTCAGCCAAGCTTATCATTCGAGGCGCGGAGAAGGGTTCGGCGAGACCGAGCGACCAGGACCTCAAGGTCATCGCACTCTCGTATCAGGTGCTTCGCATAAGAGACGGAATGGGTGGAATTTTATTCGGAAGTTAAAGTAGAATATGGTGTTCTTAGGGAGTCGGGGTAAATTCGACCAAGTCACCCTCGTTCGCTTGGACCCGCAACGTCCCACAGAGGACAGCACGGGGCAGGTCGAGCAGAACATTTTCACGGGTGACTTGGAAGCTTCCAACGTCTTCACGAGTAACATCGGCATCGCGAACTTGTACCCGACGCACAACTTCGACCTCGGTTCGAACCTATGGATGAACGTCGATGGTCCGACCACACTGAGTGTGAAGAAACGCGCCCTGTTTGAACAGGCCCTCGTCTCCACGCAGTTCTCGGTGAACACGGCGACTCCTGTGTTCCCTTTCCAGGTGAACGACGTGGGAAGTCGTGTGTTCGTAGATAACGCGGGGGGTGACCTCTTCAACGTAGAGGGGAACGTAGTGTGTGAAAACCTCATCATCACTCAGGGCATCTCAGCGGAGGGTGACCTGACACTCACGGGAAACATCGTGGCGACGAAGATTACCATCGACGAAGGTTTAGAATTTGGTTCAAACATCGTCATCGACGACGTGGGCGACCCCGTGTTGGGCATCACAGGAAACGTCGACACGACTGGGGACCTCAGTGTCGTGGGCAATCTCTACGTGAACGGCAACGTGTACATCACGGACACGTCCATCTATGGGCGCCAGGAGAACCTCTCGGTGACGAACGCCATCCTCGAAGTCGGTTCAGGGAATGACTCGGGAACCTTCGACACGGCGGTCCTCTTCCATCAAGACCCATCGAATGTGTTCGTAGGCTATTTCCCAGGTGCGGGTGGGGACGAACTAAAAATAGGGCGAACCATCACGGGTCCGGCGGATGACAACATCACCGTTCTCGAAGATTCAAACGTCGACGTTCGCGTGTACGGCAACATTTACACCTATCACAACATAGGTGCGGCTAACGTGGCACCCGTGCACAACCTCGACGTGGGTGCGAATCTCTGGGTTCACGACACCGCGTCCAACGTGCTGCACGTGTCGGGCAACGCGTACATGGAACGCGCGACGTTTGGGAAGGGTTTTAGATTGGGGTCGAACGTCGTCGTGGATGACGCGGCGTCAAACATTTTCCAAGTCGATGGACGGGCGGCGTTCACGACTCTTTTCGCGACCGAACGCATCGGTATCGCGAACACGAACCCGGTGCACACCCTTTGCATCGGGTCCAACATTCACATGCACGAAACTGGTGCGAACCTGGCCGTCTTTCACGGCAACGTGGTGAGCGACAGATTCATGTCGAAAGACAGAGTTGGTATCAGGGTGTACAACGCCGACGAAGCGCTTCACGTGAACGGAGACGTGCGTCTCGGTGGGAAGAGTGGTGTTGACGCGAACTCGGACAGAACCATAAAGTCCACGGGGGGCATCGTGGTCCACGCTGATGATTTTGGTTCGGATAACACGAACAACAGCCTCACCCTCAAGGCCGGTGCGGTCTCTGCCAACGTGAGCGCGGTCGAAGTCTCGTCGGGGGCCACCGATAAGGGGAAACAATTTATTAAATTGAAAACCAAAAACGCCGAGAGAGTAGTCGTCAATGAACGGGGCATGGTTGGTATTGCGAATACCTCACCCTCCGCGAATCTCACCATTGGTGGGAGTGTGCAAGTCGTGGGGAGCAACGTGTTCGACGTCGGAGAGGTGTGGGACACGAACAAGACCACCCTTCGTTCGGTGATAGACCCTGTGAATGGATTCACGAATTTACAGAGTCGCGTGCCGGCGGGGAAAGCGTTCAACGTTCACGTGACTTCATCCGGTGCCGTGGGCAACCCAAAGATGGTCATTTTAGAGAGTGGAAAAGTCGGCATGGGTACGAGCACCCCCCAACCCCATGGTCTCCAGGTCACTGGGAACGTGTTCGTCAATAGCCAAGTCATCGCGAGGAATAATTTTTATCACGAAAGTTGTCCATTCACCGTGACCCATCCCATCCTCGCGAACACCGCGGATAACATGCAACCCGTGATTCAATTGTGCCGCGATGCGACGACCTTGTCTAGTTACGGCGCGCGCGCGACTCTGGGCATTGGGAAGCACGACATCACTGCGGCGACGTCGAGGACGAGGATGGACATCAACCTGTGCGATGGAGACTACGCGTCGTCCAACATCATCATGACTTTCCTTTCTTCGGGACTCGTCGGCATCGGTACGCACACACCCCAAAGTAAATTGGAGGTGCGTTCGTCTGGGTCGGCAAACCCACAAACCAATGGTATCCTCGTGTACAATCCCATCGACACTGACGCCCAGGACGCTATCGTGTGCATGGAAGTGAACGACGCAGGGGGTGATGCCCTTACGAGTTATAAGGTAACGACGGGTGCGACCACGGGTTGGTCCACTGGTGGTTCCTTCTCAGACAATTCCAAGTACAAAATTGCCAACCACGCAGGGGACCTCAACACGAACACCCGTCTCGTCATCGATAACGTGGGTAATGTGGGCATCAACGTGGACGCGCCTTCCTACAAATTACATGTCGACGGTGACGTGGGCATTGGAAACAAATTGGTATTCAAAGGTGTCACCGCGGGTTCGGACTCGAGCGACCAGTCGTTCATTCAGGAGAAGGCCTACGGTACGGAGGGGCGCACGGAGTTGGTATTGTTCAAGACGGACAACGCCGCCGCGTCCACCGGGCCCGACCAGATTAGACACATCGCCGCCAGACACGTATTCAACGTGTACAACCCCTCCGAGTTACCCATCGACAGCGATGACATCGATGGCATATTAGAAGACACCGCGGACATCGATAGCATCAATTACGTATCGAAACCCGTCCTTAGCGTTGAAAAAGAGCGACGCGTCCTCATCAACTCCACCGAAGACGACTTGGCCACCGACACGCGTTTGTACGTCGAGGGGAACATTAAAATCACCGAGAATCGTTTCTTAGACCTCGGGAAGATGCACGTCCTCACGGAAACCTCGTCGGGAAGGAACGTGTTGCAAACGCTCGAACAGAGTGACCTCTCGGTGCGTTTCGGGGAAACGGGGGATTTCGAACGCGTTCGTTTTTCCAACGATGGGACGAATCTCATCAACGCGGGGAGCTCCGCGGTCACGCCCACCCACGCGTTGCACATTTACGACGACACGGAGAACGACGTGACTCTACTCAACTTGCAATCCCCGCCTGGGGAGAGTGAGTCGAAGTACGCGGCGATGCAGGTGACCACGGACACGGGTTTCGGTGGTTTCCTCAGGGCTCAAAAGGGTGCGACCTCTAACAGCGTCGTTCTCGGTTACTTGAACAATGGTACGCAGGTCGATGGCATCTACGTGGGTGAAGACGGCCGCGTCGGTGTGGGTACGTCCAAACCGGACGCGTCTATCCACGTCTACGATAGCAACATATTGGTGCAAAACAGCACGGCGAACGCCCTCGTGGAATTTAAAACGTCAGGGGGTACGTCGAACATTTACATGAACTCCATCGACAACGATATGTACGTGCACCCTGCGGGTGGCAACGTGGTCGTGCAGGGTTCGCTCACGGTCGAAAAAGATATCGCCTTCGGTGGGCGCATTGAATTCGGAGACGCCGTGGGTATCAACATCGCATCACCGACAGCAAATTTACACGTCAATGGTGGCACCATCATTAACTCGGACCAGGTCTCGAAGAAAACCTACAGTACCACGTTCAGTGTCTTAGACACCGAGGGGAAGAATATCATCTTGACCTTCGGCAATGGTGCGTTCTACGCGAAGATTACCGCCATTCTGCGATACGCGTCGGACGGGCGATACATGAGCACGATGGTTCTCGAGGCACAGGGTGGCAACACGGACAATCAAACGACGTCTGACATCGGCATCGCCGTAGGTACGAAGAACATATTCTCTGGAACGAATCCGTATCCGTGGAGCGACGTGGTCTCGGTGACGCCGACGACGATACAGGTGGTACCATACAACACGGCACCTCTCGGTGGCCTGGCGCAGACGGCGTATTACTATGACTTTTTCATCGAACTCACAACATCTAGAGGTGGTCGTCTCGTGAACGTCAAGGCGAACACTGCGACGAAAGTGTCGTACAACTATTAAACTTTTCCACGGGGGATGCCCATGGGAGAGTTTATTTAATTACATACCATCTAACAACGCCAAAACGATAACTCCGACGATGAAGAAAAGAATGACGTAATTGCATTCCGTTTCCTCCATCATGGGAACACGTTCTGGGACTTTCGCCTTTTGAGGGGGGCGCGTCGGCTTCGGGACCACCACCTCCTCTTCAATGGGGCACATGCTCAATGCCATCATCCTCCTGT